TATAAATGAGTTTTGTAATTGCTTTACGTATTTTTTTGCATTTTTTGCACATTACGGAAAAGGTTCTTTCCGATAATTTCGATTGTCCCAATCAGTGGGAAAAATTGAAGACAAAGCGGCAGATGCGCTTTTGACAATTTTTTGAGTGCTATTGTAGAATTGCTTATGATAAATTAAAGGATCAAAATTAGCAGGAGATAATTTATTGACTTGAATCAATTTATTGACACCTTTTCCTTCTTTGCTAGCAATAGTCTTTTTTCTGTTTTGCAAAATAGACATAATAATGTCTTTTGCCTCAGCTTTGGTGACGTTATTTTGAATAGCAAAAGAAGCAGAAATAGCAGAAGCAGAGGCAAGAAATTCAGATGCGGAAAATTCTAAGATTTCAGGATTTGGAATATAAAAATCCCTGATCTTGCCAGTAGGGTCAAAAGCCTTGACAATGAGAGGCACATCATCGCGGCCACGTTCATTTAATGAATTATTCATAGAACGAGTAGAGGCGCGAGTGTTATAAAGATTAGCGCGTGATTGTGACGAATTTTGGTTAGCAAATGTAGACCAAAAAGCCGCAGAAGCTAACTTTCCATGATCAGCACTATGAGTAGAGCCTTGTCCTCCAGTAGCTCTTAAAACTGTGAGTGGATTAAATCCGTTTTCAGTAGCTTCCTTTCGTGTATGAGCTAAATTTAATTTACCTGCGTTAGCCATTGCTTCGCGTGTGTCACGTTCACCTCTATAAGAGGCATATGCTCCAAGAGCATCAGAGGCTAAATCACCATAATTAAAACCTTTTTGCTGATTGCTAAAAGTAGAAGTATTTGAATGTTTTCCGTTGTTTTCAAAATGTGAACCAATATATTGGCCCGCTAAAGACCCTAAAGGTCCCCCGAGCATGCCGCCAAGTGTGGCGCCAGTGTTTGATTGCCAACCCATTATAATACTCCGTTAATAAGGGCTAAAATTACAAACCCACTAAATAGTGCGCCAAGATAGGCGTATGTGAAAAAGGTTTTGTTCATTTGCCAACACGTCTCGATATGAGATCGACACCGACGCCAGTTAGGGCAGTAAGCCCGAGAACTATTTGGTCAGCTTGGCCTTCACTTACACCATATCCAAGAAGGAACGCGCCTAGCGCGGTACCACATCTTGTAAGAATTGGTGCAAGTATTGATTTTAAAAGTAAATAATTGATTTTTAAGCTCCCTTTTTAATTTAAGGAGTTTAACATTAGATTATACGTTCATGTTACATTCACGTATTGGCTGATAATATATAATATGTTAACAGCTATATCTTGTGTTAAACCCTAGTGGCTTTAAATACTCACATTAATGTAATAATGTAAATAGCTAATTTTTATTTTTTTGTTTTTTATGTCATTGTGACATATTTCCCATGATGCAGAAACAACCAGGGCAAAGTGTGCCTTGGTTTTTTCCGCAGCATTAACACCACGGAACAAAAGGTTTAGAACCGCCAGACCCTTTTTGTGCCTTCCTTTCATTTGGCCTTTTTTTGCACCGTAGTATCTCGCGCGTTTTTAACGAATGATTATCATCAGGCAAGATGGTGGCTTTTTTGCGCTCCGCTTTGGCCTTTTCGGGAGGCGTTTTGTATTTAGGTTTTGGCTTTGGTTCTGTTTTTCTGGTTCGGAATAAGTTTAATCCTGCCAGAGAGCGCGGAGCAGTTGCGCGCGCGTGTGTTGTGTTTTGTTTGTTGAGTGCATTTCGATTAGGTCTCGAATTTCTGGACGATCTTCTTGCCATTCGTCATTCTCCGTTACTATGTGATAGAGGTTGGTGTTGTTTGGGGCGGTACTTTTCCATATTGCTATGGGTACGCCTTCATATTCCATTTCATGCAATATGGTTTTGTCTAACATGCCTTCACTTTCATTATATGAAAATGGTTGAGCATATGAGACAGGCTTATAATGTAATCTTTCATATAATTCTTCATCATTATATTCGATTTCGGTAACTTTATCGATATAGTCTTCAACAATATCAGATAATGGTTGGTGGTCATATTCATCTTCCCACTTTTGGAGAAATGTTTTCATAAAATTTTCCTTTGTTGTTCCTGTCATTACGAAGCGTTTTTTTCGGTTTTTATAATCTACGACTTCGCCGAATTCGTAGAAGTAATTTTGGGGAGTTAATCCGTTGTCGACATAGCGTTGAGCTAAGTCTTCAAAATATTGATAACCGAGAGGGGGTTTTTTACTCATTGCCAGGTGGCTGTCAGAAGAGTTTGATGTTTCCGACTTGAGAACGTATTTGAGACAATACTCAAAACCCTTCCAATCGGGTTCTTGAAAATATGTGAAGCCATGAGGCCAATATTTCCAATTGATTTTTTTGTCTGTTTCTATTTTTGGCACATTATCTTTGAAAAAGAGTATTATATGCCAATGTGCGCGACCCTTAGCAGAGCCGTATTCGCCACAGACAATGTAACGACAATCGTATTTTTTGCGTAATCTTTTTAGAAAATCTTGTACGTCTTTGTATACGAGCGTTACTGAATTGACCTCACACTTGGCGTTATAGGTCAAAGTTATAGCGTAAGTTTTTTTGGAAAACTTACTTTCTGCAATGCATCGTCCAACGTATTGTGAAACCTTGGCCTTTTTGCATTGCCAGCATTTGCGACACGCAATTTCAGTTCCACAGTCTAATTTTGATGGTGCTATGCACATGAATTGTCTGTCTCTCTGTAATTGGTGTCACTAAATGCATATCTTAACAAGTAGGGGGGTTGATATTGCCGACGAATGAAAACTCCAATACTTGGAGTTTCCGTTTTCATTCGTCTATTTCCCATCTAGAGGGATCGTAGACGGGTTGATCTGGGCTTCCATGCCAGATCATTTTAGTGTTTCGCTTGCGTGCAATTTCTTGACCCATAGCGCCAAACATATCCCATTCTTTTTTAGAAAGGTTCCAATGTTTGGTAGCGTGTACGATGTCCACAGCAGTGCCAGACACGTTAAATTCAAACGCGAAAACAGGTATGTTTCGGCGTTTCATGTGTTTGAGCATTGACTTCCAAAAATCCACGAGTTCGGGATTTACGCCGTGATAATTAATATCAGTTTGTAAGATTTTAGTAGATAATTGGCGGAGTGCCTTTGCATCTGGCAAAGAGCGCGCCGCATCTACGTGAGTTTTGTGGACTAATTCGTCTTTGTGAAAAAATTGGATGCGATCGAGAAATCGCACCCAACGAAAGAACTTATTCGGAGGTTTTTTCAATGGCTTGCTCTATAACCTGATCAGAGGGTGGTAGAGGCTTTGTTCCCAATTCTGGGAACTCACGTGCCTTTGCAAGCTCAGCGCGCATTGCGGCGCGTTCTGTGGCAAGCTCAGCATCTCGACGATGTTCGTTTAATTTAACATATTGCATCATACGATCAAATTCGGTTGAATTGTTTGTACGAGGTTCAATGTTAGTAAATGCAGGGCTATCAGTATTTAAAATTGATTGATCTAAATCACGCGCATTAATGTAAATGTCAGCTGATTTTTCAGCTTTGATCATTACATATGAAGACGAAATTGAAGTGTATTCAATTTGTGTTTTTTCGCTTGATGTTCCAAGCAATACACCATCGGATAGTTTAGGGTCAGTACCTGCCCATATTTCAACATTGCTATTTGCAGTTATTTGAAATTTAACATGCCGTGGCTTGCTTGATTGAAAAGGAATTATTTGGCCTGCTGATATTTTTTTCCATGAGGAAAGTTGGCCGTTTTTTAATGATTTCATTTTAATTTTGCTTTCAATTTTTGTTTTCGCCCCGCAGCTCTTTGAGATGCAGGGCAGGGAAGGGTGGTATTATAGTACCGAGATTATGGTTTTACGATGCGGGTTGCATCGGTTTGTGCAATTATTGTATCATAATCGCTAGTTGCATCAGCTTCGATCAATCCAGTTCCGAAGACTGTATTTCCAACAATATTAAAGTTAGTAAGAGCAGTAATTTCGAAACTATCGCTTACTTGGTCAGAGAATACTTTTTTGTGTACTTCTGAGCAAAGATAGAAATCTTGGTTTAAAGTTGGATTTATTGCTTCAGCAGACCAGATTTTTTGTCGATCTTCATCGAATGCGTCGTTTGCAGGGCGGTAATATTTTCCGCCTATATTAACACTATCGCGCTGCCATTCATGGTTAAGCGGAGCATAACCGAAAGTGGCGTCAGGTGTCGAATGATTGACATCGACATGATCATTTTTGACGACAGAAACTTTTTCTGGGTCAAGAAAATCAGGCAAGAAATTTGGCAACGTATCAGGATCAGTTGTATAAAGGAAATAATCCTTTTTACGTTCCCAGAGTTGCTCTGGCACAATCTGAGCTGTAATCATAATTACACCACCAGTATTCATAGCAGGTGTACGAATATTCATGTTAATTGTGGCTTGTCCATTTGTTGCCGATTTATCAAGATTAGCGCCATCTGTAGCGTAACGTTGGTTAAATCCAATCATTGAAGTTTGTTTACCTAATAATATAGGTTGCTTCATGCTTTCTTCTGGAACATTAATTCCAGACATAAGCAAATCAATGATATATTCTTCATCGATACCATCATATTTTTGACGTAACTTAGCAAAAGAAGCGGTACGTTTTGCCTGGTCAATATCAGAAAGCGACATTGTGGCGTTTCCGCCGCTTGTCAATTCTGCGTATATATCATTAAATAGATACATATCGCCTGAATCTATAATATCAGCGCCAGACATTGCAGGTGAGTACCCTAAAGTGTCTGTTGTTAAAGTATTATCTGTTGCGGTACCCGTCATACCATCACGTGAATATTTTGGAGATTTAATTGGTGCTTGAAATGTTAAACCATTTAAAGAGACTTGGCCGTCTAATAGATTTTGATCAAAATCAGGAACAATATTTTGCATTCCGTTATTAATCCAAAACGCATCTGCAAGAGAATGGTCAAATGCGTTTCTTAATGGTAACGATTTAGAACGTGCTTTTCGTAAGTGATTGACGATGGAATTGTATGCTTCAACTGGTGATGTATTAATATTTGTACCTTCTATATGAATACCCATAACTTTATAAAATTGATCTGTAAGACCACTTTCATCAGCTTCAGAACCATATGATGAAAAATTAGAATAAGTTACTCCATTTTGTGCATATTTATTACTTTCAAAAAATGGAACTACGGTACCCGCGGCGCCATTTTGCTTTTTGTATGATTTGTTTAATTCGTCCATTGAACCGCCAAAGCGTTCAAATGCAAGCATTGGGACAAAGTGAGCCATGACAGTGACGCCGACGCCATTTAACAATAATTCGGCAGTTTCCATCATCTCAATATTAATAGCAATTTGACCAGATCGGACACTGTCCTCACGATGGAGCCATTCATATTTTAATGGGATAATTTTGCCTGCGTCAGCAGATGTAAGCAGACGACCTTTACAGGTGCGTGCTGATTTTTGCACTGCTATTGGGCTATTTGGAATTAATTCAGTCATTCTCATTTTGATTTTTTCCTTTTATAAATGAGTTTTGTAATTGCTTTACGTATTTTTTTGCATTTTTTGCACATTACGGAAAAGGTTCTTTCCGATAATTTCGATTGTCCCAATCAGTGGGAAAAATCTTAGTTGTAGTTCTTTTAATAGCTTTTTCTATTTCAGCCCAAGTAACAGTTGATGGTGGGTTCATATAAGAAGGCGGAGGCAATTTAGATTGTAAAATTGGAGGTTTACCATACTGATTAACGCCGCCAGTTAAAACTTCAGCGGCTATATTAGTACCAATTGCCATATTTATACCGCCATGAAATTCGCCAAGAATATCTTCCATTTCTTGACCAGTTAAATAACCATTAGGAAGAATTCGCATACGCTTGGCTACGCCAATATCTAACTGTTGAGTAATTTTACCAACCCGAACTGGAATTGTACTGGTATATCCTGAATATTCATCAATTAATGAATTATTCATAGAAAGAGTAGAGGCGCGAGTATTAGCAAGATTAGCGCGTGATTGTGAAGAATTTTGGTTAGCAAATGTAGACCAAAAAGCCGCAGAAGCTAACTTTCCATGATCAGCGCTGTGAGTGGAGCCTTGTCCCCCAGTAGCTCTTAAAACTGTGAGTGGATTAAATCCGTTTTCAGTAGCTTCCTTTCGTGTATGAGCTAAATTTAATTTACCTGCGTTAGCCATTGCTTCGCGACTGTCACGTT